GTAAAACTCCATGACACTTGAAAAAGTCTTTTCAGACAATTCCAAGGGTGTATGACTCAAAAGTCTGCATCTGAGGGATTGCCCCGCAAGCACCATTTGGTACTTACGCGTCGTCTTATGGGAAAGTCCTTGAGTACGTACTATCTGACTCGAAGGAGTGAGGTAGAGACCTTGGAGCCCACACAATCCTGAAAAGGAAGGCAGATAACTGCCGGGATTGAATTTCCTTAACTGGAATTTGTGGTTGTCCGTACTACTGTCCGAAAGGGCATGTAGGCGCAAAAGATAGGAACGAGACCGCGAGCGGTGACCCGTTAACCTTTCACAACCGTAAATGCGGTTGGGGACGTAACCCTCTCAAGGCCCGAGTCTGACAATATGCGCTTCCATGTTCTGGAAGCGGTGATACGCCAGCTGCGAATGAAAGTTATGGGAAGGAAAGATTTTCCAACCCTAACAGACACGCGCGAGTTCAGGTTCTGAGGAGGTTATAGTACATAGGTCACTAGGAAGATCCTGCCTCGCAAGAGGTGGGTGGCTCCTCGTAAGAGGAGGGTCCGAAATCCTGCGTCTGTGAAGGCGTAGGGGGGGTGATCTGCGTGCTGTGATAATCCAACGACAGCCTGATTGGTGAACAATTCGCCAAAGCCTACCAAGGCTGGCTGCGGCTCCCGAAAGGGAAAACCGAAGTCCAAGGAATTGTGCAAACTGCTCTACAACATAGATGAAGAACTTACAACGTAAGTCCCCAACTCTGATGCGTTTAGCTAAGGATGTTACAACCCTTGGTGCCATGGTCTCTGTAAAACGAGGCCTACCAATAGTGAACCATCTCATCCGAGTGGTTCATGTTTTGGGTATGGGAATTAACCGTTCAGTTGTCAAAGTGATCATCACCTACCTTGCTCGCCTGTATCACATACAAAGGCGGAACGGACTCTCTTTCTTGGTGAAAACCTTGAAAGGGATGAACGTTGCGCTAATGCAGTCTATAGGTGGGCAACGCCTACAGAATCTGAACCCGTTAGGGCTACGATTCTCTCGTACGTCGCGAGGACTCCCCAGGATAATTCCTGTGCTTCATCGAAGACGGATCATTGCTGGCGATCTCTGGACGCTACGCCTGTGGACCACGTTATTCGGGTTATACCGAGTAATTGAGGTTCCAGGTAAGCTGAAAGTGAAAACCATCACTGACGAGTCAACGATGAACCAACTGCTTCTTCCCGAATTTAGTCAATTCGTGAGGGAGCAATTCTATCCAAGCCTGTCTCGGCTCGTTGGGAAACGAACCGGGATAATGCGAGGGTGGTCGTTGGGAGCACTCGAATTCCTGGCAAGTCTTAAAGCAAGACCCTTCCTGATTAGCAAGTCAGGTCCCCATGTGCGGAAAGATCGGGATTCACCGGCCGCAGGGCCAGTGACTATCCTTTCTACTTCGCCATCGGGGATCTTCGCTGCAGCAGTTGTATGGTCCGCTAGTCCGCTTATGCCTTTCCTTCGGGACTGGTGTAAGATGACTAAGAACATATGGCTGCTAAATCGTCTTGATCTCTGGTCCAACCCAAAGGTGTCCGGAGCCATTGATTTCTCCACGAATAGTGGGGTTATCTCTGAACTCGGTACCCTAGGGCGGTTAGGTTTCAAGGATGAGCCAGCAGGCAAGGTGCGAGTATTCGCCATGGTGGACTGCTTCTCACAGTGGCTATTTGATCCGCTTCACAAAGCGATCTTTAGCGTACTGGAGCGCATTCCGACAGATGGGACATTCGACCAGTTAGCCCCGGTTAGACGATTGATGAAGACGTGCCCGAAAGGGCCGCACTATTCTTTCGATCTTTCTGCGGCTACTGATCGTTTGCCTTTATCGATCCAGAAAGTGCTTCTCAGCTCGGTCCTCGGATCTTGGGCTGCTGAAGTATGAGGAACTCTCCTAGTAGGTCGGGACTATCTCGCACTGCACAAGGACCTTGGTAAAACCTCGGTACCTATGCGGTACGCGACAGGACAACCTATGGGAGCTCTTTCTTCCTGGGCCATGCTTGCCTTGACCCACCACGCGATTGTACAGTGGGCCGCTCTTCGAGCAGGTGTGATCATCTTAGGAGGGAAATGGTTCTTAGACTATGCTGTCTTAGGTGACGACATAGTAATAGCAAATGGTCGTGTAGCAAAGCAATATGAATTCCTGATGGACGCTCTTGGAGTGGAAATTGGGATTCATAAATCCTTGATCTCACTCCGTGGACTCGCGTTGGAATTCGCTAAACGTTTCCTGACATCCGTCGGGGACGCTAGCGGAATCCCGCTTGCAGAGTACTGGGCGTCATCGAAATCACTTTCGGTGATCCTGGAATTTGCTCGCAAACACGGGTTAACCCTATCGCAGATGCTATCTGTGCTAGGCTACGGATATCGGGCTAAAGGATCCATGTCGGTTGCCTTTACAAAGCAACCTTCACGGATTGCCAACTACATGATCGCATGGTATTCTCCCATGGGCCCTGGCTTTGTTAGCTTGGAAGACTTCTTTACCCGTAAAGGGTGCGGAAGCCACTACAAGTCGACACCAGCCAAGGTTCAGGCTCTCTGTGAATCGATTCTGAATGATGAGCTTAAAGCACTCATGGATCGGATAGAATCGCTTGATCCTCTGGTAACAGAGATCAGGAAACTGGTGACAGTTTACAGGGATCGGCAGCATTATGGCATAACCAAGGGCGTTGTACCTCGGACAGTCTTCTTAGACCTTCAGGACGGTTCCTGGGATCTCAACTCACGTCGAGATGTCGGGATCGTTCTGGACAGTATAAAGGAGACCGTCTTTAGGGAAGCGTTCTTGGATACCGCTATAAAGCTGCGGGATCTACGAACCAAACTCGAGGAATTCTCGGTAGTTGGTCGTGACTGGCCGGCTATTCAGGAACTGGTGGATCTGTACCGCGAGGTATCAGACGAACTGGGCTCTTTACCCCTGCCTAAAGCTCTTTACCGTCGGCTTTCGGATAAAACCGATTACCGCGTTAAGGCGCAATGGGTGGATCTGTATAGAGCACACTCGGGCCACCTCCGGACAACTAAAGCTACCTAACCTGGGTGTTCCTCCGGTATTGGAAGATATCCCTTAGTCAAGTTCAACTTCAGCGTTACTGGAGTGGGACCTCTCACTATGGAAAGGAGGCAGACCTCGGTCTGGCCAACACTCAGCGGTTTCTCATATAAACTGACAGGTCCCTGCGAAGGGTAACCCTGTCGGAAATATTTTCGAAAACGCATCTGAGCGTCG